ACTTACAGCCGCACTACAAGAAGCATTAACAGAAATAGCATCCCTAAAGACTAGGGTAGAAGCATTGGAGGCTTAGAATATGTCAGGTTACATAGGCACACAGCCAGTCCCACAGGCCACCCAAACTAGGGATAGTTTTACAGCTACATCTGGGCAGACATCGTTTGCCACTGGTGGGTATACTCCTAACTTCTTAGACGTATATCTCAATGGGGTTAAGTTAGCCGCCGCAGATTATACAGCAACTAATGGCTCAGATGTTGTCTTAGCATCAGGTGCATCTACAGGTGACATCCTTGAGGTTGTTGCATTTACAACGTTTAACTCAGCTAGTTCAAGCATTGACGACAATGGTAACGCAGTGGCACTTACGATTGATAGTTCAGAAAATGTTTTAATCGGTAATACTGATGCAACGCCATATACTAGAACGTCAGGCAATGCTATTGCTATGGGTGATGGCCTTATATCTTCAGCGCAATCTGGCGGTAATGCGGCAATATTTAATCGTATGACAAATGATGGTTCAATCATCGGTTTCCGCAAAGACGGTACAGCTGTAGGTAATATTGGGACTGCCAGTTCTACAACTTATATTGCAGGTGACGCTTCTGGAATACGTTTAGGAAGCACTGCTTTTATGCCCTCAACCACATTGGGAGCAAATAAGGATGCAAGTGTTGACTTAGGGCATTCTGCCGTTCGCTTCAAAGACCTCTACCTATCAGGCGGTGTATACCTCGGTGGCACTGGGTCGGCTAATAAGTTGGAAGATTATGAAGAGGGGACTTGGACACCTACTGCCGTTAGTAATTGCACAATACCAACAATAGAAAATGCACATTATACAAAAGTTGGTAACAAAGTACATTTAAGTTTTTGGGTAAAAACTAGTAATACAGCATCTAATATTGTAATGTCGGGTTTGCCTTTTGAAGTAACGCCAAACCAAAGATTTACGGGTGCGGCAAGTGATGTTATTAATCTAAATAATATCTCAAATCAACTTCTATACTTAAATATTTATTTTTACAATGTACCAACAGGCACTAATAGAGACCTTATGTTTGGTGTGTCATACAAAACAAACTCATAACCCACTGCATAGCTTTGGGTTGGACAGGTGGCACTAACGCCACGATAAAACAAAGGAGGCCAATATGGCACTAACAGAAACACAAGTTGAAGATAAGATTGAAGTCGTTGGAGATCACAAAGCAGTGCAAGTTCGTACAGCTACAGTGATAGCTAGAGATGGCACAGAGATCAGCAGATCATTCCATCGTCACTCATTAGCTTGCTCAACTAAATCAGGTGATGCATGGGGTGACACAGACATCTCAGGTGAGTCAACAGAAGTACAAGCAATATGCAATGCCGTTTGGACAGACGCAGTGAAGACTGCATACCAGACAGCTATGGATGCATCAGAAATATAAAGGGGTTATCTAAATGACTAAAGCTAGACAATTAGCAGACTTGGGTAACGCCTATGACGATGGGGCTTTGTCTAATCGCTCACTCATAATCAACGGTGCAATGCAGGTGTGGCAGCGTGGGACGAGTGTTACAGGCGCTGGTTCAAGTGGCTACTCCACTGCGGATCGTTGGCAGCACAATGCGTCAGGCGGCAGTCTTGACTTGTCTCAACAGTCACTAGCATTAGGCCAAACAGACATCCCTCAACAAATAAAGCACTTTATGCGTATTTCTTGCACGACAGGAAACAACAACGCAGGGATGTGGCAAAAGGTAGAAGATGTAACGTCTGCTCAGGGAACTGTAACTGTAAGTTTTTATGCTAAGGGAACAAACCCGAATGGTGGTGTATTTGAATTAAATATTCGTCAGAATTATGGGAGTTCTGGGTCTACTGAAGATGAACAAAACGAAACATTTTCTGTTACATCTTCGTGGCAAAGGTTCACCTTCACAATTAACCTGACTTCTCTTTCTGGCAAAACTATTGCTGGTGGTGACGATTACATTTGGGTTTACTTTAAGCAGCCTTCTGCTGACACCTCAACAAACGCTTGGACATTAGACTTCACAGGAGTCCAACTAGAGGTCGGCGACACTGCAACTCCATTCGAGCATAGGTCATACGGAGAAGAACTGGCGAAGTGTCAGAGGTACTTTCAAGTTTTAGGTAACAATCAATCTAATGGGGCTATAGCTTCTGGTTATCACCATTCATCGAGTGAGTTTAGAGGTCAAATGTCTTTCTTACAAAGAATGAGAGTACCACCAACAGGTAGCACAAGTACTGTATCTGGGTTTATATTACAAGACACAGGAGGTAACTTTACTTCAACTTCTATAATATTAGTAGTTAACTACACTGAAGCATTATTAAGAGTAGCTGGACATCAAGCTAGGACTGCTGGTCAAGGAGCTAATTTATTATCTGCTACTGGTACGGCAATTTACTTAGATGCGGAGTTATAATAATGGAAAATAGTATGAACATCACAACAGCCCAATACCAAGCTGACATGGGTGGCAACAACTCTTCAGTCAAAGCAACAATAGACGGACAAGAGATGTCAGTCCCACTAGACCCAGCCAATCGTCACTACGCAGAGATACTCAAGCAAGTAGAAGCTGGTGATCTGACAGTTGCGGATGCTGAGTAAAAGAAACTTTAAGGTTGACAACCGTAATCAACTTGGGGTATAATGGCAACAATAGACCAAATAAGACAAGCAGCTGAGACTGACTTAGCAACATTCATTAAACTGATAGCACCTGAACAAGTACTAGGGCAATGTCACGAAGATGTTTGTGATTGGTGGACAAGACCAGATCATAAGTCACATCAGTTATTACTGTTCCCTCGTGACCATGGTAAGTCAAGACTTATAGCTTATCGAGTAGCTTGGGAATTAACAAAAGAACCAACTCTTAGAATCCTGTATATATCAGCAACAGCTAACCTAGCTGAGAAACAATTAGGATTCATAAAGGGTATCTTAACATCTGAGATATACAGAAGGTACTGGCCTGAACATGTTAATGTTGACGAAGGTAAACGTACTCGATGGACAAACTCAGAGATTATGCTAGATCACCCATCACGTAAGAAAGAGAATGTTCGTGACCCATCTGTATTTACTGGCGGTCTTACTACTTCTCTTACAGGGATGCACTGCGACATTGCTGTACTCGATGATATAGTTGTATACGAGAATGCGTACACAGGTGAAGGCAGAAATAAAGTTAAGAGTCAATACTCTCTTTTGTCATCCATCGAAGGGGCTGACGCAAAGGAGTGGGTCGTAGGTACTCGTTACCACCCAGCTGACTTATACAACGATCTTCTACAAATGACAGAAGACTTGTATGATGATGACGGTAATAAGACAGGTGATGATAATATCTACGAGATCTTTGAAAGACCAGTTGAAGATAGTGGTGATGGTACAGGACAGATGCTATGGCCTCGTACTCAAAGGAAAGACGGTAAGTGGTTCGGGTTTGACATACGAGTCCTAGCTAAGAAAAGAGGACAGTACCTAGACAAAGGACAGTTTAGAGCACAGTACTACAATGACCCAAGTGATCCTGATAATGTACCTGTAGGTCGTGATAAGTTCCAGTACTATGACCGTAAACACCTAAGACAAGATAATGGTTACTGGTTCTACCGAGACAATAAGCTTAACGTATACGCAGCTGTAGACTTTGCGTTTAGTTTATCTAAGAAGGCTGACTACACAGCAATAGTCGTCATAGGAATAGATGCTGAGAATAATGTGTATGTGTTAGATATTGACAGGTTTAAGACAGACCGTATATCCGATTACTTCCAACACATATTTGATTTGTCAACCAAGTGGTCATTCCGTAAGATGAGGGCTGAGACAACAGTAGCTCAGGTTGCAATCGTTAAGCAGCTAAAAGAGTTAGTTAAACAACACGGTCTATCTATAAGTATAGAAGAGTACAGACCTAACAAGAACCAAGGTAATAAGCAAGAACGAATAGCTTCAGCTTTAGAACCTAGGTACGACAACCTTAGTATGTGGCACTACAGAGGTGGTAATACACAAATATTAGAGGAAGAGTTATCCTCTCGTAACCCACCACACGATGACGTAATAGACGCATTGGCCTCTGTGGTAGACATGGCTATCAAGCCCTCACGTAGTGTAAGACGTACAAAAGATAACGTAGTACAATTTAATTCAAGATTTGGTGGAGTTTCCTTCTAATGGCTGGCACAACAGTTGACATCGAAAATATTATAAACCCCCACAGTGTAGCTACTGAGATTACAGGACGTTGGACGGAGTGGAATAATGCTCGAAAACCTAAGCTAGAAGAGTGGAAAGAGTTACGTAATTATATCTATGCTACAGATACTCGTACAACATCTAACTCTAAGTTACCTTGGACTAACAGCACAACAACACCCAAGCTAACACAGATCTCTGACAACCTACATGCTAATTACTTCTCAGCTTTGTTTCCTCAGAAGAGATGGTTTCGTTTCGAAGCTAATGATGCTGCCTCAGATACTAAAGCTAAACGAGATGTTATCCAAGCATACATGGAAAACAAGATACGACAGTCTGACTTTGAGAACACAACAAGCAAGATACTAAACGATTACATCCAATATGGTAACTGTTTTGCAACTATTGATTTTGTCAAAGACTATACGACTCTCGAAGATGGTGAAAGAATTGTCAATTACGTAGGGCCTAAGCTAGTACGTATATCTCCATTCGATATATGCTTTAACCCTGTAGCTCCTGACTTTGCAAGTTCACCAAAGATCATTCGTTCTATTATGACAACTGGTGAGATCAAACGTAAG